CGTGCCATTTTAATTATTTTGTAAAAGATTCATCCGGATTAGATGAAGGTTTACCCCACGGATTAAATGTATTCTTTGATTTTATCAAAATATCTAACAACTCTTCTGGATTTTTACCCGGAAGAATTTTTTGAAGAAATTGAATGTTTTTCATTAAATCTGTTGAACTGTCCTTTTGACCCAAAATATTAAGTTTCTGCTGCTCTAACCCTAGGTTCTGTTGCTGAACTCCGAGCATCCCCTTTTTGTACATTTGATCCGTTTCAAAGCCGGGATCTAATGCTTTCCTATAATTTGAAAGAATTTCAGGGTTTTGCTGATAAACCTTCAGCAACTTCATTTCAGGAGTAAGTTCTTGATTCTGCAATTGTGACGCTAATTGCATTTGAGCTATTCTATTCTGGTTCTCCATTTGCATCATTTTTTGACGCTGTTTTTGATCTAGAATCTGACCAAAGATATTGGTAAAACCTTGCGTAAATCCTTCCCATGGTCCAGCCATATAAAATCCTTTATATTAAAACATTGATCCAGCGGCTCCGCCTACAGCAGAGCCTAGCCCCATTCCTGCGGCAGTTCCTATACCCGGAATAAATGAGCCTGCAGCTGCCCCAGCTATAGGCCCGAGAATCCCCATAATGCCCGGGCTACCCTGAGTCGGGCCAGTAGCTCCAGCTTGTTGTTGCCAAAGCTTGAAAAGATCTTCCAAAGGCTGACGACGCATGAGATTAGCGAGCTGTTCTTCTGCCATCCCTTGCTGCCGACCTTGTAGATTTTGATTGAATTGTTGAGATTGTTGGCTGGTTCTAAGCTGTGCGTTTTGGAGTGCGTTTTGAGCCAAGAATTGAGCTTGTGAGTCGGTCGCGCCTTGCTGTCTAAATATCTCAGCCGCCTGTTCAGTCTGTCTCTGCATTTCCAATTGACGGCGCATCTGATCCTCTTGAAGCTGTGCCCTGCCCTGTTCTATAGAATATTGAGAGGCTAAATTAGCAAGTTTTCTATCTTGTTCCTGAGCATTTAGAAACATTGCCTTTGTCGCTGCCCCTGTGGTCAACATGCCTCTTTTATTCATGTCTGACAGGAGTTGTTCTTTAGTTTTATTACCCTGATCTAATATGTCCCTAGAAGCTAATTGATATTGTGGTGTATAGGTGTCGTTAATATTAACTCTATCGGGTTGCGTGAATTGAAACGGATTTCTTTGCGTGAAATTTATTTGATCAGCATTCGGCGGTGCTATAGTGGTGTTTGAAAACATCTGACCATTGATGTTTTGACCTGCCTGAGTAAAGCCTTGAGGTTTAAACCCTCCATTAGCTCCAGAATATCCACCGTTGTTAACTCTTTGGCCATAAGGGGTGAGATTGCTAACACCTGCAGTTGGTCTATTGGGGAGGCTCTGCATACTTTGGCCATAAGTAGCCCCTCCCATTCCGGGCCTAGACAAACTATTCCCACCCCCATAAACGCCTGGCATGCTTTGGGGCGCTGTGGGTGCTTGAGCCAATCCTATTTGAGACGCTTGTCCTTGCAAAGAAGGGTCAGAATAAACTGGCCCCATTAAATTTGGGTTAGCACCTGCAGCATTACCCAAAACCCAAGAATTTAAAAAATTATTTGCTAAATCAAATTGAGGCCCTTGAAAAGGCTTCGACGGTTGCGGGCTTGATCCTGACATTAGAATTCCATTCTATCTGTGCAGGCTCTAACCGAACCTCTTTTTGTTCAAACTCTGATTTGTAACGGTTATTAAAATCCTTTTTAAACATAGCGTAAACCGCCACGTCATGAAATTCACCATTCATGAAAACTTCTTTTTTGAAAATTCCCTCAGATCTAGCCCCAAAAGAATCCATGATTTTAGTTAATCTTTTATTACTAACTAAAAATTGAACTTTCATTTTGTATAGATTGCAACTGTTTAATTTCCAGTTCAACAATATCTTTAAAGCAGTTATACCAATTTGTTGATTTTGAAAAGTTTTTTCTACCAAACAACCAACTTCAAAGTTTCTAGAAAACTCTTTTTCGTTGAAGTGCATGATGCAACCGATTGCCATTCCATCCTTTACAATCATAAATGTTTTCCCAATGGCTGATTGGGCGATTTCTTGTAAGCTTGGGCATGTAGGATAGTTCCTATAAAACTCAGGATAATCTCCCGAATAATACCAGTCATAAACAATTGAAGAGTGTAGATTAGGTTCAAACCGAACCAGATGAATCCCATTTAATGAATGGAGCATATTAATTAAAAAAGCCTTTATATGAAAGTTTTGTCCTTAAATATTTGTTAGCGTTATTCTGTTGCGCACCACTAAGAGTTGTTGTGACTGTGGTTAGTGTTGAAATATATTTAAACACAACCATTCTTGTGTTTTTGTAAGTAACTATTCCGTGAGTATCTAAACCGGCCCCATTGGTCGCCTCGAATGATCCGAAAAGTTTCCCAACCTCTGTCGAAGTGTCTGGCATTACAGGGATGGAAAGCTCTAAATTGTTTGCTCCGGCTCCTGCTGTGGCCCCTGTTAAAAAGTAACCTTCTGCTTCAATTTGCCCATCCATTCCGATTCTGTAGGTGTATGTTTGTGGAGAATAAATAGGGGCAGTTCCTGCACTGACATAAAAGAAAGAGCCTGCTGCTGCTGAATTTTGAGCAACAACCATTGAAAAGGTACGTTTCCCAAAATTTGAAAAATTCCCTAATCCATCACCTGAATCAAGAGCTGTAAAAGTAGCGTCATTTCCAGCCGTGAATGTCATTCTTATAGAGCCAATAGGCCAGCAAGGCTGTAAAGGATGAGTCCCCACAAGAGATGAGGTAGACATGGCAAAAAAATTCAGGCTTGAGCCACTTACTGGAGCAGTATCTTTATATCCCAATAAATTGCCATCTGGTACCGCAAAAGCTACTGGGTTACGACTTATAAATAAAGCAGGGGTCCCATCAGTCCCTTTTGCAGCGTATATCATCATTGGCATAGATGACCCCCAAGCCACACCTGATGTTTTGCCAAAAGTGGTACCCGTCCCAGTAAAAAAAGAATCTGCTGTAGAAGAATCATCAGCCAAACACTTTGATGTTGAGGTGAATGTCAAAACCTCCCACCTTCCGCTATCTGTAGGAACAGAAATATAAACAGGATTTGTGGCAGATGGATCACTCCCGTCATCTCCAATCAATTTCAATCTTCCAGCTGACAAAGAAAGCCTTCCATTTGTAATCAGTCCAGGCTGAACAACACTAAAGCCTTTTGTAAAAGTTGGGTATTCTCCAAGAACAACATTCGAACCAGATCCAGTTTTGTTTTTTAAATTTACAGTCTCAATGTTTCCATTAATTGCAGTAACAATAGTGTTTATTCTGTTATGAATCCCAGTGGTCCCCGAAAGTTTTGCGTCATCAATTAAATCCTGAAGGCCCGACCCCGGGTCTGTAATCAATCCCATATATTATCCCTTATAAAGTAAACCATTGAGTAGGGCCTCGCTTTAAACGAAACACCCCATAATTTGAGTTAATGACCTTAGTAGCTGCACCATCTATAGTTTCCGCACCATCTGCGTCGATGGTGATATTGTTTGCCCCAGCACCACCACTCTCGTCTTTTATTATTATGATCGCATCAAGTTGAACCGAAGCTATTGGAGGGAGATCAAGAGTTCTTGCAACTGTAGTGTCTGTGACGCCAACGTAAAAATCATCTTTTAAGATTGTGTAGTCAGAAGCTGTTCTGGTAGAATTGAAGGTTGGAGCCCTTCTTAAAAATGCCGTTACAAAATTCAGATATTCACTCAATGCCAAATTCGGCATAAGAGGTGTAGTTATGACCCTCATAACTCATACTCCTGTTGATATCCATGGTCGGTTATTCCGACGATGTATTCTTCAAGAGCAAATCTATAACCATTAACGTTTTCAATTCTCACCTGAATATAACGGCCCAAAAGACCCTCTTCAGTAGCGTCAAAATCAATCCTTTTATACAAAACGCCAGTAGCTCCCCATTTGAAAGTTCCCCATTTAGAACCACCCCATTTTGTCCCAGATGCCGCACATGTCTTTGTCGCAACTCCAGAGGTTTTGTTTGTGTAAATTGTTACTTTAACATCTCCACTTCCAGAATTAACCATGACTAAATTGAAGTCGTTTATTTGTTTTACATGGGCCGCATTTCCATAGGCGTGACGCTTGCCCTGATAGACCATGTCAATATTTGAATAAACCGTTGCGACACCTGCCCCGCTGGTTGCATTTGCAGCAGTTTGAGGATATGTAAACGTTGTTGTTGATGTTACTGTAATTGTAAAATTACCATCAAACGAACTATCTGTTACTCCTAAAATATAAACAACATCGCCAGTAGTGAAGCCGTGAGGGGCTTGAGTTGTTATAGTCACAACGTTGGCGGCTCTGTCCGCTCCAGTGGCAGGGACTATTTCAGAAGCCGCTTTAACATCTTTGTTATAACCTCCTGATATATAAACAAAACCATCGTAAGAACCATAACATACAACGTCACTTCCACTAATTGTTATAGTCCCCAAAACATTTGCCTTTATTCCCTCATGATAAAGCATGGTGCTTTCTATTGGGATTTTTGATTCTGGATCACCGTCAAATCCATCCAGATAATAATCGTGAGCTATCAAGACATTGTGCGTGGGTGAAACGCCTGTGCTCATTGTGGCCACATACTCTTTGTCTGGGTTACATACCGCCGAAACATATTGCGCGCGGTCCTGATAATAGGTGTTTAAAGTGTTATCAATGGGATCGGAAATGTTTATTAAATCCTTTGTTCCATTAAACCCCTTGATTTCATTCTTTCTATTAACAAAGGTTAAAATCTCACCATACCTTCTAGAGCTGAAGTTTTGAACAGAATAACCAGAAATGCACCCTTCATTGACTGAAATCCCTTGTGTATACGCTTCAGGAATACTTTCCCCACCTATCAAGGCAATGAAATTTTCTTTTAATACAACAAGGTTATCCCCCAAAACACCAAGTCCTGTTATCCTATTGGTCGTTGTCCCCTTGCTCTTGAACCTAGCTACCCAATAAAGAGGGTCCCAAGCTTCCCCATCTAACAAATCAGAGTGATAAAGGAACTCTCCATCAGATCCCCACAACCTGTTTTTATGCACAATAATGTATTTGAAATTTACAGGGACTCCAGCTAATAATGTCGCATTACCTGCCCCCGTCCATTTCCAAGGAGGATCTATCCCATTCGCTCCGATTATAACATCATTTCCGCCGCCGTCTGTGAATGATGCGAATGAGGTCAGATTGTCCTGACTATCAGTTAGAACAACAGCCCCTGTGATATCTGTAAGAACACCGGACTCTGTGAATGATTTTATTTTTGTTCCGCCAGTTGCCACTCTGTAAATCGTTGATCCTAAAACCGCTTGATATATTCCAGTAATAGGCTTTGCAACTCCAGCCTCTTGAAATTGAGTCTTAAATAAAACGTTGTTTCCATTTCTGACCTGAATGGTTTCTTGCCCCAAAACAACATTTTTAATTTGAGTCGCTTCTCTAACAGATATCGAAATTGGAGATAGCTTTGTATTCCATCCTCTAAACGTTGAAAAAGGAATCGGTGTTGTAGTGTTATCAAGCGCCATATGACCTCGGATAATTTCCGGGCAAACGACCATTCGCCAAAGTGTTATTTGTTGGATAATAGCTTTTCATTGCTATCCGCTTACGCGGTCCTCTATCATCAAAAACGGCGTCCATAACTTTTGACTCAAAAGCTTTCAGATAAAAAGTTGCTAGATTTGTATCTTTTTTGTGTAAATGGCCTCTATGCAAACAGTAGAACTCTAAGGCGCTATGATACCTTTCCGGGATCAAGCTAAAATCATTATCATTAACCAATGGAGGGAACTTTATATAAGCGTCATAATAAAGCGTTCTAACATCGCTGGGAGTAGGGTAGAAAACTATTTTTGGATAGAGTCCTTGTCTTTGTCTGGGTCCAATAACTTCATTGGTCACAACTCCTGCATTAGAGGTTATAGTTACTATTCCAGATAAAAACCCATTCAATCCCCTTCCTAATATTCTAGAATATGAATTTACAGACACAACAGGTGTGGTTCCGTTCAAAATAATCTCTTCACCTATTGTTATCCCATCAGCATTTAAACCCTCAACCCTAACAACTGCAGTGTCCGCCGCTGTAGAAACAAAAGAAAGTGTGCTTGTAGATGTTGGCTGATTTCTAACAGGAGAGAATCCGGATAAGTATGCAACATCAGGATTGCCGGAATGATCGGCAATGTCTGGCACTCGTGACAAAATATCCGCTTTAGGCATTACAATAATTTCTTTTGGAGATTCTCTATCTGTGATAATTATAGTTTTCCCTGTATCAACAAGGGGATCTAGTGTGTATTCCTCCACATCTGCCACAGTTTCCAATTCTATTTCAGTCAAAACAGCCCATGAGAAAGAATGCTCTTTGGCTGTTACGAAAAACTCATCCTGCGCTTTATTGGCCCACTTTTTTATGAGTGAGTTAATATTTGTAGCAGGCCCTAATTCAGCATTAACATTTGAAACAATCTCAGAGAGATTCATTTATAAGATCCCTTTTCTTGGCCTTACTTTTTAATTTTTCTAGATTTTTCTTGTCCGATTCAAGCTTTGCTTTGTCTTGCATTAGTAACGACTCTTGCTCTCTATAAGTATCTTCAATTGATTTCAAATGGGCTTTAGGTTCAGTAATTAACTCTTTTGAAATTGGCTCGTCCTCATTATCCGGAATATAAAAATCTAATCTATTTTTTTTAGGGTGCTCAGATGAACTAAAGGGACAAAAATCTATAGCCATAAATAAACCTCAAAAATTAGGGAGGAGGCAGAACCCCCTCCCGATAAGTTAAGCGGATGCGCCTAATCTCAAAGCAACACCACAGTTTAAATAAACTGGAATTTTGCGTAAAACAGTATCCGTTTTAGTCCCTGTTTTGGTATAACCCAAAAGCAAATTAACAGCTGATGTTGAACCATTGGTCACAACATTGGTATCAGCAATTAATGACTTATCTGCTGTAATAGCGGTACCAGCTGCGATACAATTGACCTCAGGATGCAATCCTGCAAACTGAACCCAGCCGTAATCATATTGATCCTGATCAACCATTGATACCCCAGCCACAAGTACAGCTGTATCTCCTGCTGCGGTGTCTACAACCGCCCAAGGGATTTCGATTGTGAAATCATCGTTAACAGCTGCAGCTACAGAAAAAGCGTCATTAGTATCGATATTGACCAACGTGGTGGTGTTCGATGATATTACGGCCTGCTCTCCCTCTAGCCCTGCACCAGTTGCGCTGTTATCATCTGAGCATCTCAGAATAGCACCCGCATAAATGTCGGCGGTTAATCCGGAGGTTGTGATTGAGGTGGTGGTCCCTGAAGTGATATTTGTAATCGTTACAAGAGGAGCAAATTTACAAATCTGCCCCTTATCAGCTCCACCAGACTGATCAAAACGAACATACTGAAAGCCACGAATTCCGAAAACTTCATCATATGTCCACCGCACAGCCCCTTTTTCATCTTGAGCCGTAGTGTCTGAAGCACTTAAGGACGTGTTCCATACCTGCCTATTTAAAGCCCTGTCATTGTATAATTTGGAAGCTTGAATTGTCATTTTATTCTCCTTTTAATTAAGCGCTGAAACCTGCAAGAACGCCCTGAAGCGCACAATTTGAAGCCGTTAACTGGCCAGCCCACAACACCTTTGCGACGCTAACATCAGAATCGGCCGGAGTCACAAAGTCAGTCGTAATCATGTCACGCTCTTTATGGACATCCAAACTAATGTAGTCCAAATTGACAAAATACATTCTGTCCGCTGTACACTGAGGGTCGTAAATGACATCAATTCCTTGGAATTTCAGGGCATGAAATCCTAAATCCGCAAGTTGAGGATTGTTGAACTGAGCCTTTCCGCTAGCAACATTCTCCAAATACCCCCAAACTGTATCCCCTGTAAAAATAACGTGGGGTTTATCGACGCCTCTTGTTAATTGCCTAACCATACTACCCATGGCTGACAATCCATTCGTAGCGAATGACCCTACAGAAGCGTTAACTTTATTCCGCCAAAATGAATTAGAAGCTCTATTTATTCCGCCCAAAACACCAGTGGTTGGGGCTATGGATATAAGAGCCTCGAATCCAAGAATGTCTTTCCCCCCGTTGCCTGTTCCATCTCCGTAAATTAAAGCTCCCATACGATTTGACATTGTGATTTCGGCCTGTTTCATTCTAGCCTCCAACAATGACTGCATTTTTTCAGGGCCGCTATTACGGAGCTTATCAGTCCCGGTAATTGTGATTGTGGCGTATTCCTGCTTCCAGTTATACTCTGCCGCGCTGATCCCCTCTGGTTTGGACGTTTTCATAGTGTCCGCCTCAGAGTACGACCCGCCATTTCCCACCGCGTAAAGAAGCTCTTTAACTATAGTGTCTCCACCACTAAGAAGTTTTTTACCCTTCATGTTCATGTATTTTAAAGCAACGTTGCCATTGGTAACGTTGTCAGCCATTTTCTTACTATAATTTTTAAGGGTAGTCGTTGCTACCGCATCAAAAACTGAATTTGGTGTTGGCATTGTTTAGTCCTTGAGGACCGAAACAACTAAAACTTCATACCGTGCTGTTTAGCTGCAGCCTGAAACGCATCTTTAAAGCTATTGATTACAGGGGCGCCAGATTGCGCCGGGTTATTACTTTGAAGCGCAACGTTGACTTGGGTCTTTTGCTGTTGATTTGAATACGCTTCATCAATTGCGGCTTGTTTCATAGTTCCAGCGGTTTCCAGCAACCATGCTTTTTCTAGAGGGAGGCCATTGTATTGGATAATATTTTGAATGACCTTGTCTGATCTCTTCTTCCATTCATCCCCATACAGTTCTCTACCCCTTGCATGGATGTCGGACATTATGGCGTTAACCTGTAATTGATTTTGAACCTTCTTAGCTTCTTGGAATTGTTGTTTGGCTTCGTAAATTTCGCGCTGTATTGGTCCGGTTAATTGATTGAATGACTGCACAACAGTAACCGCGGCGTCATAACCAAGCTCTTTGACTAGTTTGTTAAAAACTTCTGGAGAGTTTGGATCCTGACTAGCATTCTGCTGAGGCTGTTGTTGGGATGGCTGTTGAGTAAAAGACGTCTGCGGATCTTGTGGAAAATAATTATTTCCCTGAAATCCATTATTGGATTGTCCGTAGTTCTTAGAATAACTTTGTCTCTCTATCTCGAACTGCTGCCTTTCAGCCTCAAAAGCGCGGCGTTGCTGTGCTAGATCTTGAGTTTTGTTGTAATAATCAGTAGTTTGAGAATCGCTCATTCCACCGCTTATCGGTTCAGATATGCTCTCAACACCGTTAGTTCCCTCAGCATTAGAAGGCTGGCTGCTGTCGTATTGATTGTTTTCTTCACCATTTGTCATAATAAAAAAGCTCCTTTACCCCTGAATATTTACAGGAGGAATTTGTTGATTTGTTTGTTGTTGATTTTGTTGTTCTGGTAACATCTCAGGAGGGACAGAAGACCCTTGAGGAAATCCGCTTATATTTTCTTGGCTCAAATCTCCATCTGGTGCCTGTTGTGCAGGCATGGCTTTTTGAGGTGCTGCTTTCTCGGCTGAATCTTTAAAGCTTTTCATTAATTTATGGCCGAGAATGTGCAGGATAAATGCATTTGTTCCGTTGTTTTCTCGTTCGTGTGCGGCAATATGGATGTCGTGCGGTTCGTTAATCTTAGGCATAACGGGGACATCTCGCTTGAGAATGGAATTCTCTTGCTCAGGTGTACTAGTGTCTAAAATTATCCCCTTATTTTCTATGTGCAGGACTCTCGCAATTTCCTTTAAAACCTCAACTGGATCTATTGCGGCGTTCAACGTTGGGAGTTGTCCTATTAATCCAATAAGCTTTGTAAGACTTTGTTCTCTTTGCTCCTCGCTAGCAGGTTGAGAGGAACCTGGCTTAACTCTAACTTCCATTTTGCCGACCAAATCTTTACCAACAAATCGTAAAAATGGTTTTTTAGAGTTCCCTTCAAGTCTGTCTTGATACCTATCCTTCAACCCCAAATACTCGACTTCCTCCATCCCTGTGAGGCGAATTATTTTGGTTGTATCGTAAAAATCTTGTATTAAAATTATACACTTCTCTATAACTTCTTTAACTACTTCTTCAACTCTTGAGGCTCTATCAGATAAGACGTTTTGAGCCTCTTCCACAATGGCCATTGCCTCTCTTGCCGTTTTTGATGCCTGAGGCAGGCCTTGCTTCATCTCGTTCATTCCTGAAACGATCATACAATCCTGTCTTAATGATTGCTCATAGGAATAAACCTCTTGTCCTAGCGTGGCATGATTTAGGGTTGATATATTTTGACCTGCGCTTAATTCAACAACGGTGGCATCTTCATAGGTGGTCAAATCCTCAATTTGCTCGTCTGTGAGTTTGGCTCCGCCAGTTTTGATGTATTTTGAGTTTAATTTTCTACGGTGGTTTGCTTGTTGAGTTTTGACCTCTGCCAACTGCTCTAATAACGCAATCCAGAAGTGTAAATCCGATCTAGTGTTTAACTCATTTGGGACATCATTCCATTCAAGGGCAGAGTATAGGGAATAAAATCTGTACGGGAAATCTCTTGGCTCATCAACCCAATCGTCCAAACCGTGAACTATATGAAATAATTTACGATTCTCCCTGTCTTCCACTTCATAATAATAACCATATAGAAAATCTTCTCTCTCATCATTCGGGAGGTTGTTATTGTCGTTATATTCCTTGCAATCCTCTTCTACTGTGATCTTGGTATCTTTTGGTATTTTGAATTTACTTCTGATTACCCCTACTTTCTCACGTATTTTATGAGCTACCCATCTAGCAGAATGAAATGACGTCGCATTTGGGTCGATAATCAAACTAGCTCTATCAACAAAAGAGATTATAATTTCGTCATTTAGCTCTTCTCCGGCGAATTCCCTGCCAACTCTATCCTGATCATATTTATAAGAGACTTTTAGATAAGACCTACCTTTGATTTTTGTCCCTTTAACCAAATCTCGCATGACTCTTTTAAAGAACCATCGCTTATCCATCTGAATGTTTATTACTTTTTCGAGTATCTCTGCGTTTAAATCTGCCTCAGGCGTTTCTGGCTCAACAAAAATGTATGGATTTTGAGTGTAAAGCTTAGGGATGGATGATCGAACATCCATGTAAAATAGATTAGGAACGTTATAATTGGCAGAATAATCACTTGTTGACTTGTCTAAAATGTCGCCATGGTAAGCTTTCTGGTATTTGTCCCAATCTGCTTTGTGTTTTTTCTGGATATTTTCAGCTGATTCAACCCTGTTAAACCATACCCTGAAATCTGCGCTTGATTTTTTCTTAGACTTGGCTGACATTGATTGCCCAATCTAACAAAAGCTCCCCGCTTGTATAGATGGCTATATAATGGCGCTATGAGGACAATCTGAATCTATTTTTCTTTTTTCTTTCTGCGTAATAGAATGCAGCTTCAAGATCATTTTTGAATCTCATTTTTTCAACCTTGAATTGAGGGGCTCTAGAATGCAACATCAGTCTAAGCGCATCTGGAGCATGATCTTCCATTCCGTCAGCAACATCTTCGACTCTACGCTCATCATGTATCAGGGCGGGAAGTGTTTTTATCAGATTTTTACAGTCTCTAGATATCCGGACCCACGGGCTAAGTCTCCCACCATACTCTCTGAGCTGCAAATATTCTCTAACCCTAGACCAACCACTTATTCTGGAATTATCTCCCTTTAAAATAGAGATTCCATTTAATTCATAGGTCTCAACTCTGGCGACTCCTGTCTCTGGGTTTTTAGTGTAAAACGATATTGGATCTCCGACCGTATAATCAAAGTTCTCTGGAGTCCCATCCTCACAAACTGACATCGCATTAATAATTTGAGCATACTCTGAATCGGTCATTCTGTTTCTATACATCTCTCGATAAATCCATATTTGATTGTCTGGTCCAATAGCTCCCCACAAACAACAAAACGGGTCAGAGTAACCCCAGTCAATACCTCTAATTCTAGGCCAAGACTTAGGGATATGGAATGGCTCATAAATGTGATAGTCAGGGTTCCACTCGCTGAAATACTGCCCAGCAAATATGTCCCAATCCCCATCACGCATCGCTTTAACTAAAATCGGAGACCCTAGACCGTCCAATCGATCCAAGTACTCCGGATCCTCTGCCATTAATATTGGGTTGTCCTCGGCCTTTGCTGGAATAAATTGACGCAACATCTTGCCTTCAGTAGGAGGGGTCCGCCATATCTCCATTGGGTTATTGTGAATAAACGCCTGTTTCACAAATTTATGACCAATTCCACCAGGGTTTGCGCCTGATTCTATTCTAGGAATTAGTTTTTTAAATTCTAACGGGACGTTTAATCCAATCGCCCTAAGTCGTCCCCTCAAAAACCTGTACTGATACTCTGTAAAATGGGTCAACTCATCCATAAGGAGAACATGTATTTCAGCCCCCTGATATTTGGTAACGTCCCCCTCGTGCTGACAATGGCAAAGAGATAACCTACTACCAGTCTTGACCCACACAAATTCATTTTGTTGTTTATTGTATTTGACCTCTCCAGATTCAATTCTGGATCCGAGGATCTCGAGAATGTTTTTAGGGCCACGTAAATGATTATCCCTTAAATCTGGAAGGGTTCTGCGAAATAGATAGACCTGCACACCCGGAATCAGCTCACACCAGCGAATTCCGCTAACTCTCAAATATAACGATTTTCCACCACCTGCAGCTCCTCCGTACAAAAGCTCATTAGCAGGAGAATAAAAAGCAAGCTTCTGTTTATCGTTTAGCTTTATTACGTTTTGGTTTTTGGGCTGGCTTGTTATAGGGGTTCTGTCCTGCATCGATTATGAATAGAGGTTGTGTTTGGATAGGGGAACCGTTCGGACCACTCAATTCGCTTCTGTTGAAGTCTCCGTATTTTTTAGGCCTGAGCTTGGAGGCGACCCATTTTCTAGCGTCAACTCTGAGTTTGGATCTGTTTACCCATTCATTGTCGCATCTAGGGTTTCCATGTGAATCGGTTATTGTGTCGTCTTTATTATTGTCTGAAATATCCAGAATCTCATCGGCCAAATAATCAGCTTGTATTTCACGGGCTTGTACGTATGACTTAAGAAACGTGTTGAATGGCTCTATTCCCTGTTCACCCTTTATGAGCCACGCCGCAATTGTCACATAGCTCGGAAGCTGTGGGTGTTCATTGATAACAGCAACCATTGATTTGCCATTAGCTATCCCGTCACATATTAAATCCGAAAACTCCTGACAAAATTTTGTGGGTCTACCTGTTTTTGTTGGGTTACTATCCATAATTATTTTATTCTCTATTTCTAGATTTGAGCCAAAAGATTGCGTTATCAATTGACTTCAAAATTAGGTTATTTTCTTTTCTAGTTTCTTTAATATTTTGCTCTGCTATAACTTGTAAACACCACGTCAGGACATCCCCTACACAACAGCCATTGATTCCACTTTCCCTAGGGTCCCCTTCCTGCAGGGTTATTTTTATGAATTCATTTTCCATTTTTATCCTCTAGTATGAAATTACTAACACTACACCCAAGCCTCCATCGCCTCCGGCTCCTGAATTTGCTCCATTCAGAGAACCACCACCACCGCCACCACCGGCCCCATAATCACCACCTGCTCCACCATTTCCACCCGCTATAACAGCAGTGCCACATGCTCCCCCCGATCCACCTCCTCCGTTTGTGTATGATGAGGCCCCAGCAGTGTAACCAGCTATTCCAGCCCCTCCCGGAGCAACTCCGCCCAATGCTGCTGAATTATCTCCAAAATAATCGAGTGTCCCTCCAGCTCCTCCATCTGTGGGAACGGCTCCAACGTTAGAACCTCCACTCCCACCACCCGAACCAGCTCTGCTCGCTGATCCTCCGGGCTGTCCTGGGAATCCGCCTGTTAAACCTCCAGCGCCTCCCAAATATTGCGCATTTCCACCACTGGAATAACCTCCTAACCCACCACCAGGGCCACCCAAACCAGGTCCAGCAAATACATACGATCCAAATGAGGATGTGACTCCATTTCCTCCAGTGTAACCATTAGTAAAATCAAACGTCTGAGCAGCTGCGCCTGTTCCACCAGATTTAGTGGTTACAGACACTGTAGCGGGCAAACCCTGGGTTCCAAATATACCCTCACTGCGTCCACCACCACTGCCACCCCCACCACCAGACGCATTTCCGGCAACATTTCTCTGTCCAGACCCTCCACCTCCCCCTGATCCTATTGCAACAACCAGAGTAATTGTGGCCCATGACGGCCTGTTCCATGTGCCGGGTGCTGTAAAAACCTGCACATCTGTTTTTATCGCTAAAATTCCACTAACATTTTGCAACGTATATGTTTGGATTGTAGCAGTAGAAATTGAGGAACATTGAAATCTTGCCTGTTTGGTTTGATCTCCGTTATCCTGAATAGTGAAGAGGTCATCCCTGCAATTGTAGGTGTTGTTATTTTTGAGCGTGGTGCTAGCAAGAGACGTTAACGCCACATCTCCGGTGCCCTTAGGGGTAATTCGGACATTTATGTTTGCAGAGGAACCCTTGGCTGTAATAGTGGGAACATCTATTGTTGAATTCGATGCCTCCAAATAACTGCTAGCAGATAGAATCCCAGCAAATGTTAAAACCTCTTTACCGTTTGTGTCCAAAACCGCCGTTGGAGCTTTCAGGGTTCCTGTGAGCCCTGTCATTGAGGTGATGTCTGCGTTTGCTCCTGTAGCTGCCGATTTAGGGCCTATAAATGCACTCATCCCAAACCAATAACTCAAATTAATTTATTTTGAGAGATGGCTATAGAATGGCATCATAACGCTATTTTGAATAAAAATTTGAATAATACTGTGACGCACTCTCAAGACTAATTCTAACACTATGTTGTTTTTTAGGCCCCCGTTTCTCCCATGGGATAGGGTTTAACTTATGCCATCTAAACAAGGTTCTAGGATGAACTTCAAAATATTTTGCCAAATCTTTCCAACCATAAATGTAATCACTTCTCTGTTGAGAGATAAAATTATTCATAAAATTTTATCTAAAAATAATATATAAAACAATAATTTATCAACAGATATTAATGTATTTTTTAATTAAATTAAAAAATAATAGGATATGAAATCGAGGCTATTTAACGGGGTGATGAATAAGAGTAATTAAAAAAAAATAATGAATGCCTAAAAATAATTATTGACACAATCCAAACGTTAGGTTATATTAGTTTCATGATTGGCAATTAAGCGAATCATAAATCTCAGGAGTGAGAAAAATGGATACAATTAAAATCAAACAAAATGAATTAAGAGAAACCCTGTTAAATGAATTAATCGCTCAAATTAGAATTAGAGCAGAGGTTCAGAACAGGCTGAGCAACCTCGATAAATTTTTAGATATAGCAAAAAAATGGTCTCAAACTGAAATGATTTTTGATTGTCTGCGTAGCTCAGATCCAACCCTGTCAATCACATACCTATCAGGGGATATTGTAGAGGCTCCAAAATTACACAATGAAATTGTTGATTTGGTTTTAAATGGTGAGACGGTTAGAGACGCCTGGAAAATGGCTGAGGAAAATTTGGGCTCAATATAGAATTTAAAATTTTCTCACCCCCCCGAAACCAGAGATGGCGTAGGGGGTTTTTGGAAAAAACCATATGAAAACAACATGCCCACACTGCAAAACTCAAATAGAAATAGACCTCAAACAGTCCGCGGCCCAAATATTGGGGGGTGTTAAATCAAAACAAAAAACTATTTCATCAAGAGAGAATGGGAAAAAGGGTGGTAGGCCTAAAAAAATAGTTAAAAAATAATTATTGACACAATCCAAACGTTAGGTTATATTAGTTTCATGATTGGCAATTAAGCGAATCATAAATCTCAGGAGTGAGAAAAATGAAAAACAAATCAATCAGTTTAATTGTAATGGACGACGATAGATTTCAACGATTTGGCGTTGCAGTGTACCGTAATAAATCTGAGGTACGTACAGAGATAGAATCAGCATTTGCTAAATCCTACCGCACGGAAATAGATGATAAAACTGGAGAAGAAAAAATTATTAGCGGGGAAGATTTTTTCAATGAAATTCAATCGGAGTTTATGGCCCTGACTCGTGTCGAGGATTTCAATCCAGATTTAGTCCCAGAGGATGGTTTTTTCCATAATCATGATGAGTATGAAAAAGCAAAAATCTCAGAATAATCGTTCCCACTCCCCCGAAACCAGAGATGGCGTAGGGGGTTACTCAATCCCATCATTGATCCAAATTGGAACAAACAAATCTTCTGGCCCTAATAATACTCTCAAACGTCGGCAACTCTCCAGACTGAATCAGCCCAACAATCCTACTAAATGAAACCTCTGGAGAAATGTTATGATGCTTTGAGTAGTATCTGGCGATTAACTGTGGATCTGATTTATAACCATTTTTTTCAACAATGTAGGCTGTTTTTTCTTTTATCGTCATCATGTTATAAAATTTACTTATGGTTTTGCTCTAAAAAAGTCTCGTACAACGCCTCGCTCCTCGACCTAGCTGATGCACACACTACCCAATAGTCATTTCTGCCGTAGAGATTCTCCAAATACTGATCACATATAAAATTTTTGTCAGGAAAATCGGGAGCATTGTGTAAAAACTTTTCTTCCGCGATGTGAGTGTGATTTAAATTTGTAGACGGGCTCCAGATTTCATTTGTATCCCATCCCCCCGCAGGTAATTCAGCACAACTAACAAGATAATGATCCCTCTCAGTATCACACCATTTAAGACCATTTTCTTTAAATACGAGTCTGTATTCGATTGATTTGTTAACACCAAATTCTTCAAACTCCCCACGCCTCCAGCCCATTATTTTTGTGGCAATGAAATGGTCTAACTCATCATCTGTCAAATATTTCATAATCTCACCATCCTCCTTTCCTACCAACCCCTCCCCCCGCCATCATCTGAACCAGCTTTATCACTATCTTTTATTAACCGTTTATCCATTGCCGTCACCGTCACCGTGGCCGGAGCCGCTACCATCGCCTTTGCCGAAACCAGAACCGGAAATATAACCGGAGCAGGAACTGCAACCATAACCAGAACCGTCACCGTGAAAGTCCCCAGTACCATTACCGGAGGAATTGTCACCGAAACCGATACCAGAACCAAAACCGTCACCGAGACCGGAACCGTCACCGAAATTGGAACCGTCACAGGAACCTTTACCGAAACCAGAACCGTCCGCGAAGCCAGAACCAGAGTCTACCTTTTCCATATGACACCCCCATCATCTGAACCAACTTTACCACTATCTTTTATTAGCCGTTTACCCATCACCGTCACCATCACCGGAACCGGCACCGTCACCATAACCATAACCGGCACCGTAACCATAACCGGAACCAAAACCGGAACCCTGAC